AATGACAGAAATGAAAACGGTAGAACAAAGAGTGGTTTGTATGGGTGTTTTATACCAGCATACGATGCCTTGGAAGGTTTCTTCGACAAACATGGCATGCCAGTCGTTGAGGATTTAGAAAAAAATATTATAGGACTAGAGGGTGAGTATATAAGCCTAGGTTCAAAGACTTACTTAAAGAATGAAAGAAAAGGTTTATCTGGAGACTCTTACGAACTAAACGAGGTTATACGCCAGTTCCCTTTTACAGAAGCCGAAGCGTTTAGAGATAGTGCAAAGGCATCTCTGTTTAACGTACAAAAGATATACGAACAGGTAGAGTACAACGAGGATTTGTTCCCGAACCCTGTGGTTGTAGGAAACTTTGTTTGGGCGCTAGGGCAGAAGGATACAGAGGTAGTGTTTAGTCCTGATCCTAACGGAAGATGGAGGGTAGCATGGATGCCACCTGTAGAGTTAAGGAATAAAAAGAAACCAGAGAACGCCTGGTTAGGATGTGCTGGAGTAGATAGTTATGATATAGATGCAACAGTGGATGGGAGAGGATCTAAAGGTGCTTGTCATTTCTTTAACAAATTCAACCTTGAGTACCCATCGAATATGTTTGTAGCAGAGTACGCTTCAAGACCACCATTAGCAAAGATTTTTTATGAAGACATATTAATGGCATCCAAGTTTTATGGGTACCCTGTTTTGATTGAGAATAACAAATACGGAATCGCAAGACACTTTGAATCAAGAGGTTATGACCACTTCTTGCTAGACAGACCGGCTCACCTTACATCGAATTACGGCAGCAAAACAAAAACTAAAGGTATACCATCCAACTCACAAGACGTCATACAAGCGCACGCACAGGCTATAGAATCTTTTATACACGCGAACGTCGGTCTAAACGAGCAGACACTAGAGTACGGAAAGATGTACTTCGAGAGAACCCTAGAGGACTGGGTAAACTTTAAGATAGACGATCGTACAAAATATGACCTTTCTATATCAAGCGGACTAGCCCTTCTTGCGGCTCAAGGTCATAGGCCCGAAAAGCCAAAATCAGATTTCAATAGTAAGCAGTTCTTCCGTAAAGGTCAGATAATTATACGAAAATAATAAGAGGTATATTTGCAACAGTAGCAATCTAAAGTATGGACAACGAATACACAAATGGACAATCCTCATTTCCAGATCCTTTATCTGGTGTTGAGGAGAAGATGTCTAAGCAATATAGTCTGCAATATGCAAAGGCTATGTTTGCGCAATGGATTGGAAGTGACTATCAAAACTCATTGTATGGAAGACGCAACAGCGAAATGGAACGCTGTAGAGATTATGCGCAAGGAACACAAGACACATCTATCTATCGTCAGATATTAAACTCTCTCGACAACAACAATGGTGATGGAACATTGATGACGCTAGACTATACGCCAGTTCCTATTATACCTAAGTTTGTTAAGATTGTTGTAAACAAAATTCTTTCAAAAGAACCATACCCTCAGATTGAGGCCATTGACCCCCTTTCAAGAACAGAGAAGGATAAGAAGAAAAACGCTACCGTCTTGCGTATCGAGAATCGAGATATGATTGAGGAAGCGAAGTCACTAGGCCTGCGTGTTAAACAAGACCCTGGACAACTACCAGACACACCAGAAGAAACTGAGATATTCTTAGACACAAACATTAAGACGGACGCAGAAATCTCTGCTCAGATTGCTACTGAGATGACATTGAAGTGGAATGACTTTAATCAATCTATATACCGTCGCTGTGTTGAAGACCTAGCAACTCTTGGTATGGGTGTTGCTAAAAGAAGCAATGACCCCAACTATGGAATCAACGAGGAGTATGTTGACCCAAAGAAATTTATACACAACTATACAGACGACCCAACATTCTCTGACCTAACCTATGCTGGTCATTTTAAGTACATAACAATCATGGACTTAAAGCGCATTGCTGGTAACCAGTTTACAGAGCAAGAGTATGAGGAGATTGCTAAGACTGTAATGAACAAGTATGGGAACAACCCTACTCAGTTCTCTACAACAGGATCTGGTTACGACAGACCCGGTACAAGATATCGCCAAGGATATGATGAGTACAAGATAGAGGTAATGGACTTTGAGTTTATGTCTGTTGATGATATCATATACGAGAAGAAAGAGTCGGCATACGGAAACATAGGTTTCTATTTTAAAGGAAACGAATATAACGCACCTCAGCAATCTGTATACAACAGAGAAGCAATATACATGAAGAACGCTACGGTATATGGCGGTACTTACATTGTGGGTACAGAGAAGTTGTATAACTACGGGCCAAAGAAAAATATACCTAAGAACGTACATGATATTTCACGTGCTCGTTTATCATATAGTATTGTAGCAACTAACATCCGTGGGATGATACCTAAGTCAATGGTATCCTCTGTTATAGGGTTTGCTGACATGCTTCAGATCACACACTTGAAACTTCAGCAATCTATTGCTAAAGCAAAACCAGATGGACTCATCATTGATATTGAAGGGTTAGAGAACGTACAACTAGGACGCGGTGGTGAACTACAGCCATTAGAGATTCAAGACATCTACGAACAAACTGGTGTGTTCTATTACCGTAGCAAGAATCCAGAGGGAGGTTTTCAAAACCCACCCGTCAGAGAGATAGGTAATAATATTAGAAACATACAAGAACTTGTTTCTCTTTACAATCACTACCTACGAATGATAAGAGATGCCACTGGTATCAATGAGGTTATGGATGGAACCACTCCGAAAGGAGAAGCCTTAGTAGGTGTAAACCAAATGGCAGTGCAGGCTGGAAATAACGCTATATACGACATCACTAATGCCGCGATGGTTCTTTACCAAAAGGTGTGTGACGATATTGTTCGCTGTCTACAGGTAATACCACCAGATAGTATATTGTATAAAGTATATACAAATGCCGTGGGAGAAACCAATATGGCTGTGCTTAGTTCTTTTGATAACCTATCTATGTACAACTTCGGCGTGGTGGTTGTTACTGAGATGAACGAAATGGACAAGCAATACCTAGAACAAAACATACAGATTGCTCTTGGACAAAAAGAAATTGACCTTGAAGATGCGATTGCCATTCGTCAGATTAAAGACGTGGAACAAGCAGAGAGACTCTTGGTGGTTCGCAGAAAGAAAAGAATCAAACAACAACAAGAGATGATGGCGCAGCAGGCTCAGATTCAGTCTCAATCAAATCAGCAAGCCTCACAGGTAGCCGCTCAAATGGAGATGCAGAAAAAGCAACTCGAAGCCCAAATCGAAGCACAGCGGATTCAATTAGAGACGGAAGCCAAAGCGCAACTCATACAACTAGAGTATCAGTTCAAAATTCAAATCGAACAACTTAAAGGAGAGTATGGCGTAGTTGAGCAACAAGTGGAAAGCGGAGTTCGTATGCAGGCTGATGCTGAATCAGAAAATCGTAAAGATCAGAGAATAGATAAACAAGCGTTGGCTCAAAGTAAACTGATTGCTCAACGCCAAGGCGAACGCCCACCTCTTAGTGAGGATATAGTAACCAACCTAACAATATCATAAGATGTCTTGCTCCTGCTCAACAAGCCAATGTTCCTGTGGAGACCCCACAAACGTAAATTTGAATAACGCTGCACAAGTAAATATATGTGCCCGTCGCGGTGATACTTTTCAATTAGACGCCCAAGTAAAGGACTCTGATGGAACGGCATTAAACCTAACACTGTACACTTATAAAATGGAAGTCAGAGAGTATGATGACGGCCCATTAATTATACCTAGTACAGACATAACAATTAGCGGCACCAATGTTGGTGCTTTAACTATTTCTATTTCCGCTACAGATATGCAGGTAGATCCCGGTACTTATGTATACGGTCTGCAGGCTACACTGATTTCAGACTCTAGTGTAGACACATGGTTCTATGGAACCTTTGATGTAGTGCAGGATATAGTGCAATAACAAAACAAAACCAATGGCCTGTAAAATAGATGTCACTGTAGAAAACGGATCTGGACTTGTCTTTGACTTGACGATACCTCCTTGTACAACTATCCTTGTTACAAAGGGAGATGTCAAGCAACTTCCTGGTGCGAAGGGCGCTAAGGGTGACAAAGGTGACAAAGGTCAGAAAGGTGCTCAAGGTGAAAAAGGATCTGAGGGCGCTAAGGGTGTTGAAGGTGATAAGGGCGCTGAAGGTGCGAAGGGACAAAAGGGCGCTCAAGGAGAAAAGGGTGAAGAGGGTTCTAAAGGAGAAGAGGGTTCTAAAGGAGAAGAAGGAGCCAAAGGCCAGAAGGGTATAGATGGAGCCAAAGGCGAACAAGGAGAGAAGGGTCAAAAAGGTCTCGACGGAAATGGTGATAAAGGTGCCCAAGGAGATAAGGGTGCACAGGGAGATAAGGGTCAAAAGGGACAGACTGGTGACAAAGGTGAACAAGGAGAAAAGGGTGGCCAAGGTGACAAAGGTCAGAAAGGTATTGACGGCGACAAAGGTGAACAAGGAGACAAAGGCCAGAAAGGTATAGACGGAGACAAGGGTCAAAAGGGACAGACTGGTGACAAAGGTGAACAAGGGGATAAAGGTGAACAAGGAGATAAAGGTGAACAAGGAGACAAGGGTGAACAAGGAGATAAAGGTGAACAAGGAGATAAGGGTGAACAAGGAGACAAGGGTGAACAAGGCGATAAAGGCCAGAAGGGTGAACAAGGCGATAAAGGCCAGAAGGGTGAACAAGGAGACAAGGGTCAAAAAGGTCTTGATGGAAATGGAGACAAAGGTCAGAAAGGCGAGCAAGGAGACAAAGGCGAGCAAGGAGACAAAGGTCAGAAAGGCGAGCAAGGAGACAAAGGAGAACAAGGTGACAAGGGTCAGAAGGGTATAGACGGAGACAAGGGTCAGAAGGGTATAGACGGAGACAAAGGTCAGAAGGGTACTGATGGCGACAAAGGTCAGAAGGGTATAGACGGAGACAAAGGTCAGAAGGGTATTGATGGCGACAAAGGTCAGAAGGGTACTGATGGCGACAAAGGAGCCCAGGGCGATAAAGGCGAACAAGGAGATAAAGGACAGAAAGGTACCGACGGAGATAAAGGTCAAAAAGGTATTGACGGTACCAAAGGTGCACAAGGAGATAAAGGAGATAAAGGACAGAAAGGCGATAAGGGCCAGAAAGGAACAACGGGAGATAAAGGTGCGCAAGGAGCATCAGGTGAAGAAGGAGACAAGGGAGATAAAGGTGACAAAGGAAATAAAGGTACACAGGGTGGTGGTGGTGCTGCCGGAGCGCAAACCGACCTATACTACAAGGCAGCAGTATTCACTAACGGTGGCAACAATCCTGTATCGCCTTCTTCAATTACCTCTGGTACATTATACATAGAGACACATCAAATAACTGGTGGTGGTACAATGAACCTAGCCAACGATGGAGTTCACAATTTAGGTTTCTCTTCCG